ACTGTCCCACATTGTAGGGAATAAACTTTTGCGAGCGATAAACTCCATATGAACCTAGTGTGCTGGTACAACTTACTAGTATGGATGAATCGTCTGGTTCAACACTACCGCCACCGCCTGTAAATACCTGTGCGTCACGAAGTCTAATACCTTCGTAAGAGTTGATTTGAATAACTGGCACTAGGGGGATAGCGTATGGCTCGCCAAATAATGTACTACCAGTAGTCTGTGTAGTTACATTGCCTGTAATGTATATTGGATTTGTTGAAGTGTTATCGTTTGTATCTTTACTTACTTTGTAAATAGAGGGAAATGTTACATCAGCAGTGACTGTACCATTGTCGCCAATGTCTACCTTCCAAGCACTTGCTCCTGCGGTGCCTTGATTGACTGTGATCGTTTCTAATGCGGCTAAGGTTGTTGTGCCTAACTCTACTGTGCCCGTAGCATTTACATAGATACGATTGCTATCGCTGTTGGCATTAGTGTCTTTACTAATGGCAATATAGTCATTAGATATTTGTGTAAGCACACCATCTGTAGTATTACCACGCATACGGTCCCAAGTAGAACCGTTAAACACCATATTGTATGCTTCTGCTGGTAATGAGTATTGTCCTGCTTCACCGTCATTGTTGGGCACTTCAAACGTAAGATCGTGTGTCCCATCCCACAGTTTGACTTTATCAACAATGACATCTCCTTCTAGTGTAATACCATCAACGTGAGTACGTATGACTGGTTCACCAGAATTGTTGTACTGCATGGCTTTGTGGATGTTTAAGAGATTGCTCTCCTGTGGATGCTCGTAATTTGTGGTATTACTTTGATTGCGCTCTGCCATACATTATGCCCAGGGTCTACCTTGTATTAGTCCGCCAACGTTTGGATTGTTTTCTACAGTGTTATCTGCTAGATATTTTGTTGGTAGCTGGGTAATATCTGCTGTTGTATCCGAATATCTTCCGGGTTCGATGAGATTCTGATCTGCACGATTTTGTCCAGCAAGAGCAAGTTTTGCTTCTTGTCTTAGTTTTTTATTTGCTAGAGTTGAAATACCATTAGCGGACATTGTCGGCTCCTCTGTATATCTTGAAGCTGTCACCTCTAATATCATCAGGATGTTTAGGCTTGTTAGGACCTCCACCTGCTGCTGTAGTCACTGCTTCAATACTTGCGTATTCTTCTTTTGGAGTGTTACTGTACTGAGTCGGTTCGCCGCTATTTTGTAAATCTACAATTTGACGGAACCTACGAACATCGTCGTCATAGAATTGTTCATTAGGCACTTCTTCATCTGGGCGTGGAATGTTCTGCTCCTGTTCAGCATTATCAATCATATCCAAAATACTACGGATGATTTCTTGCACTCTCATTGTATGCCACCCAACTGTTTAATACGAGCTAGTTCGTCTACTCCCTCTCCGAAGCGTTTACGGTAATTGCTAGAACCCATAGAGTTTCTAGTACCCATTACTGAGTTTCCTTCACCGCTTAATAACAAGTCATACATTAGTTTAATAACTTTCATTGGGGAGTCCATTCGCTCTAGCGAACTCTTAAACCATTCAACTTTTTCAGGTTTCATTGGTTTAGCACTTGGCTTGCTAATTAGTGCAAACGCTTGTGCCTTTAATGTTGGAAGATCTCTAATTTTTTCTAGGTTCTTAATATCTTCTGGACCAAAGTTGATAGCAGCCTTGGCTTCTTCTATGTCTTCGTCTGTGCCCTGGCTCTGCATAAACTGTACAATCTTGTCATAGTCTTCCATTGTAGCAGGACCGTGTGCAGAAATCTTAGTAACTGCTTCTGCTATATCGTGCAAATCTGCATCTTGCTTAACATCTTCACGTGCTAGTTCTAGCAAGCGGATAAACAGTGGCACGTCTAATTGTATGATATCCATATTAATTTCCTCAGTTCAATATTTACCTTAAATACGTTCACTATGATAGATAAAAAACCCTTTACAAACCTAATCAAAACGCTGAAAGACAACGGTAAATACCGTGTTTTTAATGACATTCTTAGAGAAAACGGCAAATTTCCTCAAGCTGTATGGTACGGTCCATACGCCATTAAGAACATAGTTAACTGGTGTAGTAATGATTATTTAGGCATGGGTCAAAGCAAAGTGGTACTAGACGCTATGCACACAGCGTTAGACATGACTGGTGCAGGATCGGGTGGCACTCGTAACATTGCAGGTACTAGTCACTATCACGTTGCTTTAGAACACGAGCTGGCACAATTACATAACAAGACTGGTGCTTTGTTATTCAGTAGTGCTTATGTGGCAAACGAGTGGAGTCTGATTGCATTAGCAAAGATTATTCCAAACATTGAGTTTATAAGCGACAGCCAAAATCACAATAGCATGATTGTAGGTATCCAGCATAGCAAGGCCAGCAAGCAGATATTTAGACACAACGACATGGAGAACTTAGAGGATTGTTTAAAGGCATCTAAGTTAGCTGAAAAGACTCCCTGTATTGTTTTTGAATCAGTATATTCTATGGACGGAGATGTAGGACATATCAAAGAAATATGTGACCTAGCCGACAAGTACGGTGCAATGACTTACATTGATGAAGTACACGCTGTTGGGCTCTATGGAGAACACGGTGGCGGCAAGTTAGAAGAACTAGGACTGCAAGAACGAGTAGACATTGTTAATGGTACGTTAGGTAAAGCGTTTGGAGTTCAGGGCGGTTACATTGCCGCTGACAAAGATGTTATTGATGCTATCCGTAGTGTTGCTGCGGGCTTTATCTTTACAACAAGTATGAGTCCTGTAACGTGTGCAGGTGCCCTTGCTGCTGTCAAATACTTAAAGGAGCATAATGAGCTCAGAGTCAAGCATCAGGAACGTGCTCGCAAGTTAAAGCATAGACTAGAGAAGAATGGCATTCACGTAATGGATTGCTCTACCACACACATTGTTCCTGTCTTAGTTGGAGAAGCAAAGCGTTGTAAAGCTATTAGCGATAGATTGTTAAACGAACATAACATCTACGTACAACCGATAAATTTTCCAACAGTTGATGTGGGAACGGAGCGGTTACGATTTGCACCTACTCCGTTGCACGACGATGGAATGATTGAGGACTTAATTGTTGCCCTCAACGAATCCTTTAATAGTATTTCTTAGTCTCTAGATAGTCAACGTATTGTTCAATACCAGCACCAATAGACTTAAAACTATTAACATCTACACCAACATCTTTTAAGGCTGTTATGTTTGCCCTGGTGTTGTTTTGATACTGAGCCTTTAAGTCGTCTGGCATCAATATAAAGTTCTTACTACCTTTGCGTAATGTAGAAGACAATGTATCTCCTACTGTTTCAAAATCTACACTGTTACCTGTACCCACATCGTATGTGCCGGGCTTGTAATTTTTAACAAAGTGATAGATTACCTTTGCCACATCCTCTACATAGATAAAGTCTCTACGTAATTGTCTACTGCCTTCAAACAACTGAAACTGGCCTTTTTCTTGTATCTGATTGTACCAATGGAATATTGTAGAAGCCATACGGCCTTTGTGATATTCATTCGGGCCGTAGACATTAAACAATCGTAGGATAACGCCCGATACCTCTTGTTCACTAATTGATTTAGAAAAGGCATACTTATTTGTTGGGCCGTTTCCATTTCCGTATACTGCTGCGCTGCTAGTAAAGATAATAGGTATGTTTTGATCCTTACAGTACTGATTCCACATTCGAGTACTACGAACATTTGTTCTATAAATCGAATGCCAATCAGTTTCCAATGTGTTGGAATCTGCTCCTATGTGTATTACACACTTCACAGCGGGGCCTAGGGGCAGAAGGTCGTTGCAGGAATTTAGGGAGATAAACTTCTTACCGATAAGATTCTTATACTGATCTCCTGTGGGCAAGTCATCGAATAGAACAACGTCCTCGATTCCTTGCTTGTTTAAGTAACCCAATACTACGCTTCCAATGAAGCCTCCTGCTCCTGTTAATATAATCATTCTATTTCCTTTAGTGTAGGAGCATATACTCCTAGATGTTGTACTGTAATTGCTGATGCTCGTGTGGCAAACTCGATAGCGGATGGGATGTCTTGTGTTCTAAGATATTGGAACGCCAATGCTGCTAGGAACGTATCTCCTGCACCGCAAACGTCCGCGACTTCTACAGGTTCGGCTTTAAACTTTTGTCCATTCCAGGTTGCACCTTCACTGCCCAGCGTTGTAATTAACCAATGCGGTGCAGGCTTAGTTTTAGCACGACTGTATTCTAGGGCATTGATCTTAATGAAGCAACCATTTAGCATTTCTAAATCAGTTTTTTTTGTGTCGATAAAGATAGGTATCGTTGCTGTTTTGATATAATGTTGTATCAGGTGATAGTCAACTGTTCCTTTATCGTAGTCGCTGATAACAATAGCATCATATACTTCGGGAACGTGCAGGTGCCCAAGGGTCTTGCACTCTGCATCGTTGTCTATTCTAACAATGTGCTGTTTGCTACGACGATCAATTAAGCGAGTCTTAACGCTTGTTTCGCTGTGCATATAGGACACATCACACCCTAGTGCCTCTAGATTGGCTTTTACATTAGACGCCATTCCGGGACGCTGTTCCTCATACTCATACGTAAACACCGGCACCGGGGCCTCGGGACTGATTCGGTCTACAGTGCCGTATTGGTAAACATCTAAACAATCGTCACCGATTAATAATATCTTGTATTTTGTTTGTGGTTGAGTATTGCTCAATTCGGTCATAAAATAAAATCTCTTTGCAGTATTCTGAGCCTATAATAGGCTTACCCTTGTAGTCGCTGCCTTTAACCATAACGTCAGGACTGTAATCTTTAATACAATTACTTAATTCTTGATCGCTATCAAACACTGCAACCTGGTCCACAGACTTTAACGCATTGAGAAAATAGGCCCGCTCATATGCTGTATGAATGGGCCTATCTAAACCTTTTAACTCTTTGACTCTGCGGTCACTGTCTATAAGAACATATACGTAAGCGTTAGGTAATGACTTTGCGTATTCCAACAACTTGATGTGTCCGATGTGTAATAAGTCAAAAGTTCCATTTACAATTACTTTCATTTAGGTAATAACGAAATAGTATTACTAAGGTCGCCCTTGTGTAATATAGCAATCCCGCCAGCAGCTCGCCATTCGTCGATGTTGCTGTTGCGATCATCAATTAAGATATCTCCGGGTTTACAATGCACCTGCTTGTCTTTGCTGTAAGGTCCAAAGTGTACAGGGATGTCCATGTATCGCAACTGCACCCATATCACCTTGTCGTAGAAAGCCCAATGCACATCGTTGCCTTTAGGCACTGCTGTTAAGAACACTAGGTCGTACCCTTTGTCTTTACAGTATTGCCTACAGTAACTTACAAGGTCGTCTGCTTCGGGAGTCTTTTCTAAATCCTGGTAAAGCCTGGGATTGTTCAGCAACTGCTGCCAAACTTCGTAAGGCCACACATCGTTGATCTTCTTGTCGGCTCCCAACATCTTTTCAGCGTAAGCATCAAAGTCGGCAACCACTCCATCCATGTCAAGGTACAGGGTTGGCATTCTGGCTATCTCCTGGAATGATCCTATAGTTGTCTTCTACAGAATCTGCTGTACTTACTTCAAAAATAATAGACTCTGGCTTTAGGGCAATAATTTGATGTGGCATCATTGGAGTGTTCCGCCACACATCGCCTTCGTTTAGAATCTTCTCGTGGTATGTTGCTGTTGTTGTATCACACCAGATCAGCTTAAACTGGCCTGCGTTAACAAACCAGGTTTCGTCTTTTTCTTTATGGAAGTGCATAGAAAACTTTGCACCTGCTTTAGTAAAGACCAACAACTTACCTGCATACTTGTCTGTGCTGGCCCATATGATTTCATATCCCCAGCCCTTGTCTACTTTACCTGTTAATTGTGTCATTGTCTATTCTCGATTACTTTGTCAGCCAATCCATAAGCAACTGCTTCGTCTGCTGACAAGAACGTGTCAAACTTCATAGTTTCAAACAGTTCTTCATATTGTTTGCCCTTGCTGTTGTGCTTAACATACAACTGTGTTAGGCGTTCGTTAATGCGTTTGCTTTCTTCAAATGCACGTTTGGCATCTTCAAACTGCAAGTCTTGTACGTGTACACTACCACGTGTGCCCGGAGTACCAGAACTTACACGATGGATCATTGTACGGCTTTCGGGCAAAACAAAACGCTTGCCTGCTGTGCCTGCTTGCGCTAAGAAGCTACCCATACTACAGGCTTGGCCCATTACATACGTTGATACAGGACAACGGATGAACTGCATTGTATCGTAAATAGCGAGCCCCGCTGTAACTGCTCCACCTGGACTGTTAATAAACAAGCTGATATCCTTGTCTGGATTCTCGCTTTCCAAAAATAGTAACTGTGCTACAATAGTATTAGCCATGTTATCCTCAACGGGTCCGTTAAGCATTACAATGCGCTCTTTGAGCAAACGGCTGTAAATGTCATAGGCACGTTCGCCCTTGCTTGTAGATTCTACCACCATTGGTACTAATGTCATTCTTAAATCCTTTGTATTAAACATCGAAACAATTTTCGCTGTACTTTATAGTTTATACAAAAAACGCTTGATTTGCAAGTAATCTGACTATATAATGAACATTGGAGTTAAATACTATCTATGGACAACTTTTAGATTGAAAACAAAATGAGCACACTATTACTGAACGCAGACATGCAACCTGTTAGCCTGCTTCCACTGTCTACAGTGGACTGGCAAGAGGCCATTCGCTATCTCGTTCTGGATAAGGTCGAGGTATTAGAGTGGCACGACGATTGGATGGTTCATTCCGCCAATTGGGAGACTCGTGTGCCTGCCGTTATTATGCTTAGGGAATACCAAAAGCCCAAGAGCACAATGCGGTTGAGCAAGCGAAACATCTTTTTGAGAGACGAGTACGTTTGTCAATATTGCGGCACACACGTATCGGATCAAACGGCAACGTTAGATCACGTACATCCTGTGTCACAAGGCGGTAAAACTACTTGGGAAAACTCAACGACTGCTTGCAAACCTTGCAATTATCGTAAAGCTGCTCACGTGGGTAAGTTCAAACCAAAGAACTTGCCTTACAAACCGCACTTTTGGGATCTTGTCGAGAAGCGCAAGAAGCGTGGTTTCCATCACCAGCACCCAAGCTGGGCAAATTACCTAGAGTAAGACGCACTGCCCTGTTAGCCATTTAGGTTGACAGGGCCCTCTCTTGACTGTATAATAGTCAATGTTACAAGGAGAACCTATGTCAGAACCCGTAGAACTACATTGCACATACGATGAAGACCGCGACGAGTGGCACGTTTGGTTTCCACACCCGCTAGGTGGCATGAATGTTCTGGAATCGTTTGACAACGAAGCAGAAGCTCGTGCATTTTGGCAAGAACAAATTGATAGTGCGGATTGGGATGCGTGAACTTTTAAAACAATTACAACAAACAAATCCAAACGGAAACAAACAAAACACACTAGGTTCGCCCGATCCTCGATTTGGATTCCGTATTCGATTTAAACCCGAGTCGTTGATCACAGACGAGCAAACGCTATTTGAGTTGTTAGTTCGTAACGGCGTGACTAACTTACAACCTGCTAAAGCTAGTGGCAGTCCTACCTACGACGGTCGTGGCTACAAGGGCGAATACAACAACGAAGACGTATACTTCTTGCTTAACTCTGTTGCTAAAGACAGCGGAACATATCCACGCAAGACTTTTAGTCCAGAGAAGCTAGGACTTCACGGCAACACATATGACACACACGAAGAGCTGTTAACGCAGGTCAAACGAGGTATTGCAGAACTTGCTATTGTTTCAGACGAGCATAAGAATGTTATGCTTGACCTTGTAATGAGTTGTGAAGAAGATCGTGAATTTGTATTACACGAACTGTTACAGAATTCAGTTGAACTAAACAAAATTGAAAGCGACTTAGGCGAGTCGTTGGCTGCGTTGCATTGCACACGACAAGGCAAGAGCATTGAGTTTCCTAACACTATCAACAATGCACTTATCGACTTCTACGAAGACTTCTTTCCAGCTAGTGTTAAAAGTAGCAAAGGTGGGTCAGTTAACCTTAGTCGATTTGCAGAACTAATTCCAAACAACACCCCTGTTGAACGAGTGTTCTGGGCATGTGGCAATCACGATAAAGAAGAACTGTTCAAAGCCGCCAGCGAAAGTTGCGACATTATTAAAGACCTTGCAGATCTTGTTGGCGGCACAACTGAAGCCGCGGTTGCTGCTTATATCAAGAGCACTGACTACGACACATTTTATAAATGGGTAGATGCTCATCCGCGTAATCTTAACCATTGGGGGATTCCGGAAGGAGAGAAGGCTGCTAGAGACTATTGGGTTAACGGAGATAGCCATAATCGTTGCCCTTTCTATTTCACATTGTGTACACTATTGCAACAGGTTTGGGCAGTTGACAATGCTGAGGAAGTATCCACAGTGTTAGCAGGCATCCTAACCGGATGTAAGTTCTACGATGTTAAGATAGATTTAAATAAGAAGCGTGTTAGCATTACAGAACAAAAGTTTGCTAACGTGAACAATTGGACATTCCTATATTGGAGCCGTGCAACGGCAGCATTCCATAATTGGCCAGGTGCCGCGAGAAAGAAAAACAATGACAGTAAAAAGAATTCAAGGTGATATGTTAGAAGTGGGAAGTCAGGTTGCGGATGGCAGCGTTGACTTCTTGTTCACAGACTTGCCTTATAACATTAGCGAAGGCGGAGCAAAGCCGGTATGGATCGACAAGACAACTGGTGAAGACAAGAGCACAATCCATAATCAAAAGTTCAGTGAAAACTTTGAACACGATTGGGATGCTGTTGGTCACGACGAGTTCCTACAACAATTAGATGACTGGAGTAAAGTTTGGTTCAAGCAATTGCGCAAGGGCGGAACATTTGCTATCTTTATCAGCGATCAATACATTAGCTATCTTTGGAAGATAATGGAAGCCAACGGGTTTGAACCCAAGCGTGTTTGGACTTGGAAGAAGCCCGCGGCTGTTCCTTTCAACCGAGATGTTAATCCTGTAAGCGGATGTGAGTATTTGCTTTGGGGTATCAAGCCCGGGGGCAAACGCACATTCAATTCGGACACACCGATTGGTTCGTATGTAGAACGCTACGCATTAGCTGACAAGATGTCTAGTATGCTGTATAAGGCTGTGGTAAATGACCTAGGTAATAATACCATTGATGACATCTTTAAAAAGGCTCTCGAAGATTGTCGCAAACTGTACGACGAACGAAAGACAACCAACGGATTGTTTAATGCTATTGTTCCAAACACAATTACATATAGTGGCGGATTGGGCAAGAACAAGATCCATCCTACAGAGAAGCCTGTAGAAATGCTCAAATTCTTTATTGAGCTGTGCAGTAACAAAGGCGATCTAGTGTTAGATACATTTGCAGGCAGTGGTAGTTGTGGCTTGGCTTGCGAAGCATTGGGACGTAACTGCATCCTAATCGAACGCGATACTAAGATGTTCGAGAAAATGAACGAACGATTTATACAATCGGATCTCACTAACAATCTATTTGATTGACAACTGCTCCTAATGATGCTATACTATGTGTATAGTTTAAATTGTTAGGAGCAACTGTGCGTACACAACCCCAGGTTATTATCCAGCGTCTCGAAGCAGACAACAGCCGCTTGGCTAAGGAAGACATCCTTGCTAAAGCTGCCGAAGAAGGACTTGATGAGTTCTTCGAAGGCGTTCGTATGTGCTTGGATAACCTTTACACTTTTGGTGTAAAAGAAGTTCCTATTAGCGATGTCGACGGGCAAGGTCTTGCCTGGGCTAACTTTAAACAACTTGCAGAATCTCTGCGTAAGCGTGAACTAACTGGTCACGCTGCTCGCGATGCTATTGCGCTGGCAATGAGCGTTGCCACTAAAGAACAATGGAACGACTTCTATCG